AAAGATTTAATGTATCAAACTCACGCGGGTAAATTTTATTTTAAAAAAGTTGTGAATTATGCTGATGGAGTTAGATTTGATTATGATCTTGAGGGAAGACGAGAATGGAATGATTTTCATGATCAGGCAGAATTTATTGACTCTTATACGCAAGGTTATTGGCAAAGAAACCCTGAATATGTGATTAAGCAAAAAATGGAAAGTGTGAATTAGATGGTAGAAATAAACGACATTGATTTTGAAGAAGATCAACAAGATCTTATAGAGAAAACAGATATTCAAACACTGGCCTCTTATTGTCAAGAGCTTCAACAAAAGGAGGATGAGATATCCTCATTGGAAGCACAAATAAAAAAGAAGAAAGAAGAGGCAGATAAAATTAGTTCAGAGATAATACCTAATCTGATGGCAGAGCAAGGTTTGTCATCTCTGAAATTAGCTGATGGCAGATCGGTCGATGTAAGAAAGACCTACAACTGCACCATAAGAAAAGACAATATGGATACAGCTTACACATGGCTTCGAGAAAACGGACTCGCTGATATCATTAAAAATGAAGTTAGTGTTCAGTTCGGAAAAGGCGAAGATGACAAGGCGAAGCAATTGCTGGACCTTGCGGTGACCAATGGGTACGAGCCTCAACAAAAAACAAAAGTTGAGCCTATGACCTTGAAGGCCCTTTACAGAGAGCGTGTTGAGGCCGGCCTCGACATGCCCTCTGATTCCTTCAGTTTATTTGTGAAGGATCAAACTAAAATAAGCCGGAAATAACGAATCATGAATAAGGAGAAAAGAACCATGAATCAAGTAACGAAAAAAGAAAATACAGACATAGCTTTAGCGAGCATGTTTGAACAAGACGGCTCAGCCGGTTTAGATAATATGGGTAGCGAAGATTTTGCTATGCCGTTTCTAAGAGTGTTGGGTCAACTATCTCCCGAGATAAACAAACGGGATGCAAAGTATGTCGAAGGCGCTGAAGCAGGTATGATATTCAATACCGTGACTAAGCAGACATACGATGGTGAGACAGGTCTTAACGTAATTCCTTGTGGATACAAGAGAGAGTACGTTGAGTGGTCTGATCGTGGCGAGGGCACAAGTGCTCCCGTTGCAATACACCCAGTATCTAGTGGTATCATTAAAGAAACTACTAGAGGTTCTGACTACAAAGATAGACTACCTAATGGTAACTATCTTGAAAACACTGCATCATACTTTGTTCTCACAGAGAACATGGAGCAGGCTTTAATTACGATGAAATCTACACAGTTAAAAGTGAGTCGTAATTGGAACTCAATGATGTCGAGTATTAAGCTAAAAGGTAAAAACGGTTTGTTTGTACCAGCAGCTTATAGTCACGTGTATAAACTTTCTACAGTTCAACAATCAAACGACAAGGGAACTTGGTTTGGTTGGAATGTTGAGAAGGTTGGTCCAGTACAAGACAAGAACTTGTATGAAGCCGCAAAACAATTCTCTGCTAGTGTGAACAACACTGCAGTGAATCATGGTGAAGGTGATGCCAAGTCTAAGGCACAAGACTCGGTACCGTTTTAACATGATAGGCCCATGGACAATCCTCCCCCAGTTCATGGGCCTTTTAGAGGATAATTATATTTATGAAGAAAAAGAAGGACAGCAGGACACTGTATCACAAAAAATATTACAGGATAAGAACATTAGCAAAGCTAAGAAACAGAATAAAGGTTCTAGAAAAGTCTTTACAAGAGATAGTTGAAAGTCCAGAAGGAATAGCTTATAGAAATAGGAAGTCTAAAGAATACCAGAAAGAATACAGGACAAAGAATAACGACAAGATTGTTGCATATAGAAAGGAATACAAAAACATTTATGGATAAGTTTAAAGAAATATTTGAGGGTAATAATAGTGCATACGGCATTATGAAGCTTACCGGTGAAACGACCTCAAAGGGGAAAGCAGTTGCAAAAGCTTTTATAAAGAGAGAAAAGATTTCAGATTATTTGTGGGAAGAACATTTAGCAGGTAGTGATCCTGCCCTAGGTATTATACCTATTAATGAAGATAACATGTGTAGATGGGGCTGTATTGATGTAGATGAATACAATTTAGATCATCTTGTAATAATGCGTAATATTAAAGGAATGAATCTGCCTTTGGTGACATTCAGATCAAAGTCCGGAGGCGCACATTTATTTTTATTTGCAAAAGAATTTATACCTGCAACATTAATGCAGTCAAAACTTAAAGCAATGTCAGAGGCTTTAGGTTATGGAGGTAGTGAGATATTTCCGAAACAAACTGAAATATTAGTTGAACGTGGTGATACAGGTAACTTTTTAAATCTTCCATATCACGGTGGCACCAGAGGACTACGTTACACATTCAAAGCAGGTGGCGAGGCTGCAAGCTTAGAAGAGTTTTACACTATATATGAAGAGTGGTCACAAACCAGAGAGCAGATAGAGAACATAGTAGTTAAAGAAAAAGTAAAAACTAAAGAGGCTTTTGAAGATGGACCGCCTTGTCTAAACAAATTAGCAGATGAAGGTTTTGGTGAAGGATCTAGAAACAATGCTTTATTTAACGTATCTGTGTTTTGTAAAAAAGCACATCCAGATGATTGGGAGAACCAGGTTGGTATTTATAATCAAAAATATATGGACCCACCACTTAGCTATCAAGAGGTTCAGCTTGTAATTAAATCTGTAAACAAAAAAGGTTATGATAAATACAGGTGCAAAGAGCAACCAATATGTAGCGTTTGTAATCCTGCTAAATGCAGAACAAAAAAGCATGGTGTTGGTTTTGAAGAAGAACAAATGCCTGAACTAGATACTCTTACAAAAATAAAATCAAATCCACCTCAGTGGTTTTTAAATGTTGGTGGTAAGAGAGTTGAGCTAACGTCTGTTCAATTACATAATCCAGATCAGTTTGCACTAGCTGTTTTAGATCAAGCAGACATGGCCATACCAACTCCAACTAAAAAGAACTGGAGAGAAGTTTATTTGAATCTTCTATTACAAAACTTACAAGAGATAGAACCTTTAGAATCATTAGATCCAATAAATCAAATTATAAATCTTTTGTATGACTTTACAGTTAACAGACCAGCGGCAAGAACAAAAGAAGACATACTAAACAAAATGTCTTTTACAGAGGAAGGCTTTACATATTTTAGAATGGATGACTTCTTCTCTTTTTGTAAACGAAACAACTGGGAATCAGACAAAGTTAAAACAGGTAACTTAATGAAACAACTTGAAGATATCTTTGTTGAAGAGGTCAGAATGAATTTAAAAAATCAAACACCAAGAGTTGTTAAGATTAAAGCAATGAAAAAAGATAAACCTGCATTGAGCAAAGTTAAGTATGAGGAGACACCTTTTTGATGAAGTGTTGGAGTTGTAATCACGAATTAATTTGGGGTGGTGACCACGATACTGAGTGGGAAGACAACGATGAGGAAGAACATATGATCGTGACAAACTTATCATGTCCTAATTGTACAGCGGTTGTAATTGTTTATCATGGGAACGTAGATAAATGAAAACAATAATATTAGGTCCACCAGGTACAGGTAAAACAACTACACTATTAGAGTTAGTTGATGAGTTTATACGTGCAGGGACTAGTATACAAAAGATAGGTTACTTCTCTTTCACACGTAAAGCTGCATACGAGGCAATAAGAAGAGCAGAAGAAAAGTTTATGGTTGATGAAAAAGAAATACCTTTTTTTAGAACACTACACTCTCTTGCTTTCAAAACTTTAAACTTAAAAAAAGAACGTGTTATGAAAACCATGGACTATAGAGACTTTGGTTTGAAAATGGGTATTCCAATCAAGACAGCATGGCACAGTGAAGATGATGGCATATTTAATTCTGACAACGAATACTTAAAAATTATAAACAAAGCGAGAGTTTTGGAGATACCCGTACTCGATCAATACGATAAAAATGAACATGGGCTAGACATTGAGCGTGATGTATTATACCTTATAGATCAAGAACTTAAGAGATATAAACAAGAAAAAGGATTAGTTGACTATGATGATATGCTTGAACAATTTATTACAACGAATGTATCGCCAGCTTTTGACGTACTATTTATTGATGAAGCACAAGATCTTTCACCCTTACAATGGAGAATGGTTAGAAAACTTTGGGACAAAGCAAACAAAACATATATTGCAGGTGATGATGACCAAGCTATTTTTAGGTGGGCAGGTGCTGACGTCGATTCTTTTATCGCTCTTAAAGAAGAAGTAGATCACATAGACACACTGAAACAATCTCACAGAGTGCCAGGTGGACCAATACACGAACTATCACAAAGGATAATTAATCAAGTGTCTACACGTTTTGAAAAAACATATTTACCAAGACAAGAACAAGGTGACTTGACAAGATACTCTGATATAGCACAAGTTGACATGACTCATGGTGAATGGCTTGTATTAACAACGGCTCATCACTTTTTAGATTACATAAAAGAATACATAGAACAAAGTGGTTGGTACTATTCTCACAAAGGTAAAAACTCAATCAAACTTGATTTGATGTTGGCAATACAGACCTGGGAGAAATGGCGCAAGGCTGAGCACCACCTACCTGTTCAGTCTATAAAAAATATTTATTCTTATCTTGGAGACAATGTTGCACCTGGTTATAAAAAGGGAGCAACCTTAAATGAAGATGAAACATATTTAATTGGAGACTGCATCGCAGAACATGGATTGCAGATCAACGACGTTTGGTACAAAGCGTTTGCAGGCTTAGATACCAATACAGAAAACTACATAAGAAATATGCTTTCTAAAAAAGAAAAAATAAATCAGATACCAAGAATAACTTTATCGACAATACATGCTGCAAAAGGAGGTGAGGCTGATAATGTATTACTTTTACCTGATATTAGTAAGTCTGCTGTCGACAACAATGATCGTGACCCTGACGAGTTACATAGATCGTTTTATGTTGCTGTAACTAGAGCAAAACAATCACTACACATATTAGAGCCAAGAAACTATGAAAGGGCGTATATACTATGAAATTTCATGAGCACATCAAAGGCGACGTAGCTGAGCACATAGCATCCATATGGTTATTAGAACAAGGTTACTTAGTTTGTAAGAATGTATCACAACACGGAGCTGTTGATTTAGTTGCAATAAAAGAATACGAGCTCATACTGATAGATGTGAAGTCAGAATGTAGAAGAAAGCGAGACGGATACAAAATAAACAGATCACTAACACCACTACAACAAACCCTCGGTGTAAATATTTTAAATGTAAATGTAGAAACAGGAGAATGCACATATGTCTAACCCATACGACAGCCAGGTCGGAGGCAACCACTATAAAAAATACAAGATACAGCCCAGTGAATTCATCAATAAAAACAAATTGTTATTCGCAGAAGGATCTGCTATAAAGTATATTGTAAGACATCAAGATAAAGGAGGCAAAGAGAGCCTCGAGAAAGCGAAACATTTTATCGATATGATAATCGAAAGAGATTACAGTTGAGATCAATACAACAACCACTATTCACTCCAGAAACAGAGTGGGTTCCACCTGATCGTTTACCAGACCTATCTAGTCACAAAGAAATAGCAATTGACTTAGAGACAAGAGATCCAAACCTAATAACTATGGGCTCGGGTGCGGTGAGAAGAGATGGTGAGATAGTGGGGATAGCAGTGGCAGTCGAAGGCTGGAAAGGTTATTTTCCAATAGCGCACGAAGGTGGTGGGAACATGGACCGAGCATTAGTATTGGATTGGTTCGAAGAACTTTTATCAAACACAGCCACAAAAATATTTCACAATGCAATGTACGATGTGTCCTGGATCAGATCACTTGGGTTTCATATAAACGGCGGCATCGTAGACACAATGATTGCAGCTAGTTTGATTGATGAGAATAGATACAGTTATACACTAGACTCAGTTGGTAAAACATACATAGACATGCGTAAGAATGAAAAGCTTTTACAGGAGGCAGCAAAAGATTTTGGTGTTAATCCAAAAGCAGAGATGTGGCGTTTACCTGCACCATTTGTTGGTGAGTATGCGGAAAAAGATGCAGAGATGACTTTGAAACTTTATCACGCACTACAGCACGAAATATCAAAACAAGATCTTTGGGACATATATAATCTAGAAACAAATTTGTTTCCTTGTCTGGTTGATATGAAATTTAAAGGTGTTCGTGTAGATGTAGAAAAAGCAGCTGTAATAAAAAAAGATTTAATAATTAAAGAAAAAGAAATTTTACAACAGATAAAAAAGTTATCAGGTTTTGACGTAGAGATATGGGCTGCAGCTTCTATAGCTACTGCTTTTGATAAACTAAAACTTCCATACGACAGAACAGAAAAGGGTGCACCAAGCTTTACAAAAAACTTTCTTGCAACACATCCAGCTGAGCTACCGAAACTAATCAACGAAGCAAGAGAGATCAACAAAGCAAACACAACATTCATTGATACAATACTTAAGCATGAACACAACGGACGTATTCATGCAGACATAAATCAAATAAGATCTGATCAAGGTGGGACTGTTACAGGGAGGTTTAGTTACTCAAACCCTAATCTACAACAGATACCAGCGAGACATAAGATTCTTGGACCACTAATTAGATCACTATTTATACCAGAAGATAAACATACCTGGGGTTGTTTTGACTACAGTCAGCAAGAACCACGTATACTTGTTCACTTTGCATCTCTTATGAGAATGGAGGGAACACAAACAATTGTTGATGCATACAATGATGGTAGCGCAGATTTTCATCAGATGATAGCAGACATGGCTGGTATTGATCGTAAGCAAGCTAAAACAATTAATCTTGGTATCATGTATGGCATGGGCAAAAATAAACTGATGGCTGAACTAGGACTTATGAAAGACTCAGCAGAAAAACTTTTAAAGACATACCATCAAAAAGCGCCGTTTGTGAAAATGTTATCTGAGGCTGTGATGAGAAGAGCTGAAGATAGCGGTAAGATAAGAACTGTCGGCGGTAGGTTGTGTCATTTTGATCTTTGGGAGCCGCATGGTTTTGGCATCAAGAAACCACTACCTCACGCAGACGCACTCAGGGAGCACGGACCGGGGATTAAGAGAGCATTTACATACAAAGCATTAAACAAACTAATACAAGGCTCAGCAGCAGACATGACTAAAAAATCTATGTTGGCCTTATACCAGGAAGGAGTAGTACCTCATGTACAAATTCACGACGAACTTGATATCTCAGTGGCAACACCTGAGGATGCAGATAAGATCATTAGAGTTATGGAAGAAGCTGTGGAACTGCAAGTTCCAAACAAAGTAGATTACGAAAAAGGAGATAGTTGGGGTGAAATACAGTAAAGAAAGTCCGGTTGAAATAACACTAGGTGTTTGTGATGTATGCAGCAACTATGTTCCTTTTATTCGTTTGGTCACAGACGAAGACGAAAGAGTTTACGAGTGTTTGACGTGTAAAACAAAACACAAACAATACGTAAACGGCAAAATAACATTCAATTATCTAGAGGATAGTTACGTATTCAAAAGAAATTAGTGGCGATAACTGGGAGCTACCGCCACCATATGAAGGCGTGAAAATACTTTATAAAATATATTAAAATAAAGTCTTGTCAAATATAATATTTGAGATATATAATCCCATATAATAACATAGAAAGAAAGGTAAAAACATGCCAGATACAAGCAGTTTTAAATCAGTATCAGTTTCAGTTGATACACATAGTAAACTTACCAACTTAGCACAAAACAGGTTTGAAGTACCAGTAAGTGTGCAAAAAGTTATAGAATTTTTACTAGAGAAAGAAATAAAGAAAAAAAATGGTAGATCTAACGGGAAATCACGACGTTAAAGCTATTTGCCCACGTTGTATGGGCAATGGCTATATCAAAATTCAAAAGGGAGAACATAATTGTCCGCAGTGTGAATGCGAAGGATTTGTTATGTTGCCTGCACATCAATGTAGAGAAAATGTTGAAGGTGGTATTGAACCGAGATGGATGAAAACTGGAGAGACTATCTAATGGACCCAGAACAGGAGTACGGATGGTAGAAAGTTTTGAACATATTAAGTATGCAAAAAATGTTTTAAGCCAAAGAGACTTTGAGGAGTTGCAGGAATATATTGGCGACTCTGTAGGAGATTGGCCAACGTATAACTTTAAACCTAAACATGTACCTCCTAGAAACAAAATAGAAAAAACAATAGTAAAACTTATAGGTCAAGACAACCACGTTGAATACTGGATGAGAAACATGATGGAAGGCGAAACTACTTCTTGGCATGTTGACGCCAATGAAATTTTTTTGAAAAATTATTGTGTTGAACATGGGTATAAAGAAGACCCACCAGAGGCACCAAAAGAGTTTCCTTTAAACACACATATACTTTATGTAAAAGTAGATCCTAAACTAAAAGGTGGTGAACTTGTTTTATTACCTCACAACATGTATGTTCCAGGAAGACCTATAATAGATCAAACATACGAGCCTCTAGAGATGAGCAGACAACTTGAAATTAAGCCAAAAGAAAATCATTTAGTGTTTTTTAACAAACCTATTTATCACGCAGTTAATTCAAACCATAATGCAGGTGACGCTAAACACAGCTATAGAATTAGTCTGATGTTTTCGTCTTGGGATTATATTCCAAAGCCTTACGATGAGTGGCATCACTGGAGCAATGCACACGGTAAACAAAAAGCTTATCAAATGAAATGGCCAAAAGGAGAATGAAATGACTTTATTGGATAAAAGAATATACAACTGCATCACAGCTATGAAACGTTGTCAAGATAAAGATGGCAAAGAAATGTGGGAGCGGATTTTATTAAAACTATTTGAAAACAGAGGAAGGTTACATGAAGAATTTTCTAAAAGAAAACCTAGAAAACTACATTAGTTTTTGCATACTAGGTTTAACAATATTTATTTGCCTAATAGTTATTATTGTAAATTCTAGATATATTGTTAGACTGGAAAGTACAATCGAAACTATGTGGCTGGAAATACAACAGGTGAAGGAAACTAACATTGACCTTCATCAATTTATAGAGGCTCATAAAAATGAATACGAATAAGGAAAATAAAGGCGTGAGAAAACAAATTCCTAACAGGATGCCCAGTGCAACTTTCACTTTACCAATTGATGGTAGACGAGTTGTCGGTATTCTTAATTACGATATTACCGAAACGGGGATCGTGCCTATGGCTTTTTGGGTAAAGCTTAAACCAACAGATTCATATTTAGATAGAGAGTTACGTGCAAGCGGAAAACTAATATCTAGGTGTTTACAGAACAACGAATCATTAAAAGATTTAGTAGATACGTTGTCACAAGACAATGTTATTGGTCAGATGGCAAACTACCTACACAAGAACATAGAAGAAATTATTATGGGCAAGCAACCGGATAAGAAGCAGCGAGAGTTGTCTACTGATCCGTATGCGATGAAAGAATGAACAAGTTTTTTACAGAGGCTGATATTAGATATATCGAAGAACACACTGAAAGAGTGTTCAACTTAAAAGAAAAACAAGAAGACAGAATTAAACGAATGGAAAGGGAGAACGAAAAATGTTTGGAGAAGAATTCGAAATAGAGTGGATACCAGAGGACACTGGGGCTCCATACGAGGTTGATGATGTTTTTCCTGAAATACCAGCACATACTGTAGATAAAATGTGTAAAGCTAAGTTTGGTCATACAAACTGGGCCAGAATGGGTCAAATGACACCAGAAGAATTGCTTGGCAATCCCTGTGAATTTGACTATGAAAATGGAATAATATATTTTAAAAACGCACATTCAGTATAGGAGAAAAAATTTTTATGACCCTACCCAGCAGTGGAGCGCTCTCTTTAAATGACGTTAGGGGTGAGTTTGGTGGACCTTCATCAAACGTTGCGATTAACAGCTATTATAGAAATGGTTCTTTTGTCTATAACGTTACAAAAAACACAGGTGTGCCTACATCAGGTCAAATAGATTTTAACGATTTTTATGGTACAGAAGGTGCTGGTGTATATGGAAAATGTACTTTTGGTACAGCTAATACAGGTGGTAAGGTTCCAACAACTTATAACGGCGTTGATACCATAGGGCATTATACTAGTACTTTTGGAAGTTTTCAAGATTCTAGTATAACAGTTGGCTCTACGGCTAGAACCGCGAGAACTTTTATGTCAAGTCCAGGTTTATTTTTGGCAGCCACTATTCATTATTATGATTTTAACCAAACAAGCACTATTAGCCAAGGCACTTTTATGCAGATATATTCTACTTCTGCTCTTATACTTGATTTGCAACACGGACCAGCGGGATCTCCCGGTCCGACCATGGTCATGAACCCACCTGGTGCTAACATGGAGTCCACCCACACTAATGCTCCCGGAACAAGTCAAGGACCATCTGCACCAGCAACAACAATGCCAGCGGGATCTCCTGTTTTTCCTCAATCAGGAACTCATTACGTAGTTTGGAACAAAGGAAGTCACGTGTAATGATTACCTGGACAAAATCTTTATTAGAAACGGAAGAAATGTGCCGTTATGTAGATGATGACACAGGTGAAGAAGGTGAAAGCCCACTAGTAGAGTTAACACTAAGGCCTGATAACTCAGAACTAACTGTAAAAACTTTTGTTATGAGAAAAAATAGAAGCGGTTTTGTTGATGAGTGTCATCATTTTGAATGGGTAGCTTTGAACGATTGGATGACAGAATTAAACCTTAACCGCGAAAAGTATCATGCAGATTACGCAACACTAACAGTACAAGAAAACGGTAAGATAGAAGATGAACAGCAAATTCAAAACTGGTTAAAACCAAACGGTAGACAGGTAGTTGAACCAATAGACGCGGAGACAATATGATCTTTAACATAAAATTTTCAGTTGAAAACTTTGAAGACAAAATACAGCTGTCTATCTCTAGAGCAACAAAGCCAGGACAACAAATAGTGTTAGAGTCTAAAGCGGAAAGAGTTAAAGATGGCAACGGTAGTGTTTTAGATGCGCCGCACCCAACTTATCCAAACATATTAAGGTCAGGTATGAACTACTTTTTGATTGAAGGGTCAATAAGACTAAGACATGATTGGCAAGATGGAGATAACTTTTCTGATGCAGACGTTGATGATTACAAGTCTCTTCTAGAACAGCACGCAGAGTATCACAGCTCAACAGATGTTCAGTTTGGTTCAGGGTGGTGCGAAGGTAAAACAACACTAGGCGAAACACCGTGTGATTGGAAGTATTCTCCTTTAATGTTTGAACCAGATTGTTCTAAAACAACATTAGAAATATTAGAAAGAAACACAAGACTATTATGCCCAATGCAGTACGAAGCGGGCTGGTCTTTTAAAAAAGCAGACGTGGCTCCAGGTACAACAATCACTGCAACAAAAGAAGGTGATGATTGTTTTATATTCTTTGGACAAGACTGCACACTAGATAATGGCACAGACATAGCCAAAAACTCAACAAAAAAACTAACGTCCGACATGGTCGCTATAACAAATAACTCGGAGAAACTTTGTAGACTAGTTAAAATTTATAAATGAAACAACGCTGGTTACAATTAAAATTTATTTGGGAGTATGCAACTCATTTACAAACTGACAGCAATCCTCCGCTTGATTTAATATTTAAGTTTATCTACGGCCTAGACAAAAAAGACATCATAAAAAACTTCAATAGATTTAGTAAGACAGAAACAAGCAAGAAAGTGTTTGAGACAGAAGTTGACGTCATAGATAAAATAAAAACGGGCACATTCAAACCAGGCACATTTGGTCATGAGTTTCAAACATGGCTATCAAAAAACAACATGGTTGATCTATTCACATT